AGAGAACATGACAGATGTTTTACGTTACCAAGGGCAATCATACACATGGATAGGAATAGACGAACTTCCACAATATCCTTCGCCAGATATATATAATTTTCTAAGATCGTCACTTAGATCAGTAGATCCTGAGATACCAGTATTTATGAGAGCCACTGGTAACCCGGGAAACGTTGGATCAACATGGGTAAAAGAAATGTTTGTAGATCCAGCAATACCAAATACAAGGTTCTCTATAGATATTCAAACACCAGTTGGTAATAGATCTATAACTAGAAGATTTATACCAGCTAAGTTACAAGATAATCCTTACTTAATGCAAACTGAGGATTATTATATTATGCTAGCCTCTTTGCCTGAAGTGCAAAGAAAACAATTTTTAGAAGGAGATTGGGGAGCTTACGAAGATGCTGCCTTTCCTGAGTTTAACAGATCAGTACATGTAGTTGAACCATTTGACATTCCTAAAAATTGGCACAGATTTAGATCTTGTGACTGGGGGTATTCATCTCCTGCTTGTGTGCTATGGTTTGCTATAGATTTTGATAATAATCTTTGGATATACAGAGAATTATATACTCAAAAAGTTGTAGCAGATGTATTTGCAAGAAAAGTGTTAGAGATGGAACATGGTGAATATATTCGTTATGGAGTATTAGACTCCAGTACTTGGGCACGAAGAGGTGATGTTGGTCCAAGTATAGCAGAAACAATGATAACTGCAGGATGCAGATGGCGACCATCTGATAGATCACCTCGAAGTCGTATAAATGGTAAACTAGAATTACATAAACGTTTATCAGTTAGAGATAAAGGAGATAAGAAACAACCATCTCTTTTTGTTTTTGATAACTGCATAAACTTAATACGAACACTACCTCTACTACCGTGTGATAAAAATAATCCAGAGGATGTTGATACACACACAGAAGATCACGCATATGATGCACTACGTTATGGTTGTATGTCTCGCCCCATTAACCCACAAGGAAATGGTTTTGATAATTTTGATAGGAACAAAATATTTAAACCAGCAGATAGAGTATTTGGATATTAATGGATATAGATAATAAAAAATTAAGAGTTGGATTTCAAGATTTAACTATTAAAGTAGAAAATCCTTCTTTTACAAAGGATAATCTTACAGATTGTTATGGGCAGTACATTCAACGTGAGAACGTCATACAAATAAATTTGGGATTAGAAACTCATGATCTATTGAATACAGTAATTCATGAAATTTTTCATTCCTGTTGTTATGTTAGTGGGTTAACTCAAAAAGATAATCCTCTTTCAGATGACGAAAAAGAAGAAACAGTAGTTAATAATTTAGCTAATACGTTTCATGTTGTACTAAGAGACAACCCATGGCTTATACAATTTATAAAAGAAGCCGTAAACAAAACTAAAAACAAGGAGAAGTAACATGAGTATCATGAAAAAATACAAACAAGGTGATTTAGACGAAGTAAATACTAAGCCTGATAGACCTGCTAATAACATGCCTACAGTTGAAGAAGGTGGAAAAAATGAAGATGCACCTAAAGTAAAAACTAATATGGTAGATAATAGCGTATTTTCAAAAGCAGACGAACGAGACTACTAATAATCCAATAAGGAAATACAATGGCTATTGAGCAACCAGAAGATACTATCATAAGTTTAGATGATGAAAAAGAAGAAAAAGATCAAAGCTATAATGATTATTCTAATTTACAAGGATTAATCAAAGCTAGATTTATTAAATCAGAAGATTCTAGACTATTTGATGAAAGCAGATGGTTACGAGCATATCGTAATTATAGAGGTATCTATGGTTCAGATATGTCATTTACTGAAAAAGAAAAATCTAGAGTTTTTGTTAAGATAACGAAAACAAAAGTTTTAGCTGCATTTGGACAATTAATTGAAGTATTGTTTTCAAGTGGTAAATTTCCAATTGGTGTAGAGTCTACTCCAATACCTGATGGTATTGCAGAGTATGCTAATACAGGAGAAGAAGAAACTATAGGTGATGATAATCCTAAAGTAGAAATAAAAGATATTTATGGTTTTGAAGGTGATGGTAAATCTATAGAGCCAGGCACAACTACTGCAGATCTATTAAGAGGTATAGCAGAAGACTATAAAGATATTGAGTTTACAGCAGGACCATCAGTACAATCACCACAAACTCCGCAAATAGAACCAGCTAGAGAAGCTGCTGATAATGCAGAGAAGTTAATACATGATCAACTAGAAGAAACATCTGCAATAACTATGTTACGGCATGTTTTATTTGAAATGGTTCTTCTTGGTACTGGAGTATTAAAAGGCCCGTTTAGTCATGATAAAACTTTACATAGATGGGAAAAGAATGAAGAAGGAACACAAGAATACACACCTCAAAGTAAGACTGTTCCTAAACTAGAAGCAGTAAGTATTTGGGATTTTTATCCTGATCCAGATGCTACAAACATACAAGATTGTGATTATGCTATACAAAGGCACTCATTTAACAGATCACAATTAAGAGATTTAAGAAATAGACCTTTCTTTAGAGAGCAGGCAATTCTTAAATGTTTAAGTATGGGAGAAAATTATGAGGTTCGTGGTTTTGAAACTGCGTTACTTGATAGAGAAAACGTAGATGATCTACATAAAAAAAGATTTGAGGTATATGAATATTGGGGATCAATGGATAAAGCCTTGGCTGAACAAGCAGGTCTTGAAATTAGTGAAGATATGGCAGAGGGTGATGAAGTTCAAATTAATGCGTGGATATGTAATGGTCATGTTTTAAGATTAGTTTTAAATCCATTTACTCCTGAACGAATACCATTTCATATATGCCCATATGAAATAAATCCATATCAATTTTTTGGTGTAGGTATTCCAGAAAATATGGAAGATGCACAAATGGTAATGAATGGTCATGCAAGAATGGCTATTGATAACTTAGCATTAGCAGGTAATTTAGTGTTTGATATAGATGAAACACAATTAGTTCCAGGACAAGATATGAGTATATATCCTGGTAAAATATTTAGAAGGCAGTCTGGTGTAACAGGAACTGCAATTAATGGATTAAAGTTTCCTAATACTGCAACCGAAAACTTAATGATGTTTGATAAGTTTAGACAGTTAGCAGATGAGTCTACAGGTATACCATCCTATTCACATGGAGCAACAGGGGTACAGTCAACAACTAGAACAGCTGCTGGTATGTCTATGCTTATGGGAGCTGCTGCATTAAGTATTAAAACAGTAGTAAAAAATATAGATGATTATTTATTAAGACCTTTAGGAGAATCTTTATACGCATGGAACATGCAATTTAATAATGATATAGAAAATATAAAAGGTGATCTAGAAATCAAAGCAAGAGGCACATCTTCTTTAATGCAAAAAGAAGTAAGATCACAAAGATTAATGACATTTATGCAAACTGCCAACAATCCTAACATTGCCCCATTTGTTAGGTGGCATTCAATATTAAAAGAAATTGCAAAATCTTTAGATATTGATCCTGATCAATTAATTAATGATCCAGAGAATGCACAAATTTTTGCACAAATAATGGGGATGACAAATGGAAATCAACAAACTCAAAGCCCTAGTGGCGGACAAGCTAACATGGGAGATACTCAAGGAGTACCTTCAGAAACAAATCCAGCAGACACAACAGGAGCTGGAGGCGGCAACATCGGTGCAGGATCTGTACCGCAGCCAGGGGAAGATCAGTTCTCTGCGTAGAATTCTTAACCTAGAAGAGCAATTAAAAAAAGATTCAAAGAGTAGAAATTTTTATAAATAGATAATTAATATGGCACAATATAGTACACCACCAGGAATAGATCCACGAACAGGGAGAGTAACTCCTTATAAACAAGTATTAAGCCAAGATGCTACAACAGGAACATACAAAATTAAATATGAGTATACAAAACCTGCACCGTTAAAGCCATCTGAAATGGTACTAAAACCTGGTCCTAAACCAACGGTAACGCCATTACCAACAGCTTATTTTGAAAGTCCAGCAGAAGCAATATCTAGAGGATTAACAACTCCTCAAACTGAATTTGGAATATCTGGACCAGCTACATCAGGATCTCCTGGAACACCACCACCAGTAATTCCTGATCTTACAACTCCTGCGGATCCATTTCAAAATGTATACAACACTAGTGCATTAAGTGGAGGTGGAGGTGGAGAAGGTAGAAATCGTTTAGGTGAAAATGCAAATGCTTTTGATCCAAAAACAGCAAGTCTTTCAGAGTTAACTAGTGTATTAAATCCAAGTTTTGCTGCTAAAACTATAGGATTTATGGCAAGTTTAGCAATGCCACAAGTTGTAGGCCTTGCTCTTAAAGCTGCTAATGCATATCAAAAACATACTGCGTTTAAAGAATTAGAAAATAGAGTAAAAAATCCTGAAACTTTTGCAGTTGGATTAACAACTAGTGAAATAGCTGATTTAGCAGCTTTAGAAAATCTTCCAGAAACTGTAAGGGCTGAATTAACTAATTTATCAAAATCTGTACCTTTACCAGTAAGAAGACCAGATATGCCTACAGACTCAGAGGCTGCATCAGATGGTGTATCTTCTAGAGCAAAGGCAGAATTTGGAGAAGCTAGAGCAGCAAGAGATGCAGCAATTGCAGCTGGAGATGTAGAAGCAGCTATGGCTGCTGCTAAAACTGCATCAGGGTATTCAGGATTAAGTAGAGATAGTGCAACAAAAGCAATGGATGATGCAGCTAAAGCAGCTAAAGCAGTAGCTGATGCAAATGCTGAAACACCAATAGGAAGTTTATCAGGAGTATCAGGAATAGCAGGAGATCAAAGTGAAGGACCACAAACAGGTCCAGGAGGAACTACTGGAAAAGGATATGGTGCTCCAGGAAACTTTGGTGCAGCAAACGCAGCAGCACAAGCTATGGGCTATTCTGGTGCAGTAGGTAGTGTTAATCCTAATACAGGTGTTAAAAGTGCAGTAACAGATAAAAATGGAATGCCTGTAGGTTGGGGTAAAAAGGATGACACCAAAGGTGATGGATCAAGTGGATCATCAGGATCATCAGGTACAGGAAGTACAGGAACTGGTGGACAAAGTCCAGGACCACAAGGACAAAAAGGCGGTACTCCAAGTGGTAGCGGATCATCTGGTTCTAGTGGATCATCTGGAGGTGCTGGTGGCACTGGTGGATCAGGAGCAACAGGTGGTGGTTCAAGTGGTGGTTCAAGTGGTGGTTCAAGTGGTGGCTCATCTGGAGGTCAAGGAAGTCAAGGTGGCGGAGGCTACGGAGGCGGAGGTCCTGGTCCTGGAGGCGGAGGCCAAGGCGGAGGCGGAGGCGAAGGCGGAGGCGGAGGCCAAGGCGGAGGCGGAGGCGGTTCTGGTGGAGGCGGAGGCCAAGGAGGCGGAGGTCCAGCAGGATGTTTCGTTGAAGGCACTGCTGTTCAAATGGCTGATGGCACTACAAAAGAAATTACAAGTATTCAAATTGGAGAAGAAACTAGAGGCGGTATTGTACAGGCTAAAATGGAATTTATGCCACAAAATATTTATGACTACAAAGGTGTATTAGTTTCTGGATCTCACTGGGTAATAGAAGATAATCAATTTATTGAAGTAGAAGATAGTAAACATGGAGTTCTT